TCATCGGGTGACAATAGCTGAGCCGGCTCGAAATCGAACATCGACCGCATCTCGTCGAACTGCTGTCTCGCGTTGTCTGCTGTGACCGGCGTACTATCATCTTCATTGGTGCCGAACGTGACCAAGTCGGTTATGTCTTGACCCAATGCTTGCATGTCGTAGATGAGTGCATCGACACGGTTCTTTACATCCTCAACGGTCTTGCGAAACTCCGCTACCGTAGACACGACCTGCTTGGCGAGTTCGATTGTATCGAGTGCTTGGTCAACCGTATCCGCCAAATTCTGTACGACATTGAGTGCATGGTCCAGTGCATTGATGATCCTGTTCAGCGCGGTGATAAGCTTCTGCAATGCCGTGTTCCGTCGAGCCTGGACAATAGTCTTTGGTTCTTCAACGAGCAATGGGAATTTCAGAGAACCAGCTTCCACAAAGCTAAGTGTGAACCGCGCGATTGATAATTCCGACCGACTCTCGCGGATAGACCAGTTTGTACAGAACACTTCGAGTGTTCCGTAGTATGGATGCACGAGTTTCCCCGAACCCGGTTTCTCCAACGCCACTATCAGTTCATCGCGCGTAATCCTGTAATCATCTCCCAACACGTAGGCATCAAGACTGAACTTCCTAGCACTCCGTCCCATGTCCTCGACATAAGGCTCATCTTGCTTTGGGAATTCGTGTATCGCACCGCGACGCCCACCGGAGAATCCAGATTCCGGTACGAAGAACTCAGCGTTGCGAAACTTCGCCTGTCTGTAATCGTCTTTCCATGACATAGCTATACTCCTAGAATCCGAACGCTAGACCGCGATCTACATCCAGATTAACTTCGCCTTGCTCGGTATCGGTAGTAATCTCCGCCCCTGTCCTGTTCTCAATCTTGATATTCGTTGTATTCTCGTTCTTACTCTTGATGACCCCACCGGTCTCAGCTACCAAATCCCCTGCCGCTGGAGTAGTGGTTTCGTCTCCGTTAGCTGTCAGGCCGATTTTCTTCTCCAGCCATTTCGGCAGTACGAGCCGTGTGATAGCTTCGATTAGACTCATAATCATGTCGAACAGCGGACCGATTACACCGCCAATCATTTCGAACAGCTTGAAGACCGGCCAGAATATGAACAGTATCAGCTTTCCTAACAGCATGAACCCAAGCCCGAGCAGCTTCAAGAACGGCAGGAATCGTGAGAAGTTCTTAATGAAGAACGCCGTAATCCAGCCAATCGGCCCAGACAGAACTAGGAAGCCCATCGCAACTTTCTTGAGCGAGAAACCAAACTGAGTCTTCATCGCTACTGCGAGCGCGATAAGTCCAAGGATTGCACCCACGAACCAGCCAATAGGGTTTGATAGAATAGCGATAGCTCCACCAGCACCGGCAATCGCACCACCGATTGAACCGATTGCGGAAATCACTGACCCAATGATAACCAGCATCGGTCCCAACGCCGCGACAACCGCACCAATGATCACAGCCATCTTCAGAATATTGGGATTGAGATTCGCAATCTTTCTGATGAACATAGTCAGCTTAGTGAGCAGTTCTGTTACCCACTCGAGAAGACCCGATTCACCGATTGCTATTTGGAAACCTTCCCACGCCGAAGCCAGCATCTTGAAAGCTCCAGGAGCTCCCTTCAGCATTGTATCGGCCATGCTCTTCGCACGACCGTCCACGTTAGAAAGGCTTGCAGATAGCTCACGAAAACCGGAATTCACACCCTTGAGGTCATCAGTCAAAGCGGCGGCACCCGCGATAACTCGTTTTCCAAATAGCTCGTTCAAGATCATGAGCTTTTTCTGAGACCCGAGATCCGCCATCTTACCTGAGAGGTCCGTCAATACGTCAGCATACGGCCTCATGTTCCCTGCCGCATCAGCTACCTTGATTCCGAAGTGGTCTAGAATCTGTGCGGCTCTACCACCAGGAGTAGCGAGTTTGATGAACATATTCTTCAAGGCCGTCCCGGCTTGTGCTCCCTGAATACCAATGTTCCCAAGGAATCCAGCGGCGACCGCTAAATCCTTTATAGAAGCGCCAGCAGTTTTTGCAATCGGACCAGCGTTCTTGAATGTCTCTGCCAGCATCTCGAGATTCACGTTCGACGATGCCGTTGTAGCCGCAAGAATGTCTGCGACTTTTCCGGTGTCTCTCGCCTCAATCCTAAACGCACCCATGATGTTCGAAGCAATATCCGCAGTACGAGCTAGGTCCATTTGGGATGACGCAGCAAGGTTCAGAAGATGTGGAGTCCCTTCGAGAATCTCATTGGTCTTCCAGCCAGCCATTCCCAGAAATCCCATTGCATCGGCAGCTTCACTTGCAGAAAACTGAGTTTCGATACCCAATTTCTTTGCCGAATCCCGCATATCCTTCATGCCCTGCGCTCCAGCTTGTGTCAAGGCCTCCACCTTGTTCATCGCTCTTTCAAATTCAGTAGAGGTCTTTATCGCAGAAGCACCGAGGGCAACAAGGGGGAGAGTTAGCCCAAGAGACATCGCACGTCCAGCGCTCTTCATTCCTCCGCCGAACTTCTGCAACGCTCGCTGATTCTTACCTAACGTCTTAGAGAAATCATCGACCGCTGTGATGATAATCTTGATGGGAGCTATGGCCATTATCTCTTCCCCTTGCTTCCAGCCTTAATACCCTTGACAACAGTATCCGCTTGTTTCTTCCAGAATGTGAAATCCTCCCAATCGAATTCGTACAGCTCACTCGGTGGAAACTTGAACAGATACGCGAATAGCCCTAAGCAGTCTCTCCAGTCTTCGGGCCACCGGACAAAAAAGAATTGATCACCTCCACCGCCGTGATCATATCCGCCGCGTCAAGCTCTTCGATGAATGCGATTGGCTCTCCGCTAATCTTCGAGAGCATCTTCACCATGTCGTCAAACTTGATATCGCCAGCAACGATACCCTTGAAGTCCTTCGCCTTCAAGCGACGATTGATGGTAATCTCGGTACGAGGCAGTTCGTCCTTGCCCCACTGGACGGGTTCCGTCAGTTGAATCGTGTGCGGGATCTCGAACTGTTTTGTCGAGACGTCTACCTCAGGAGTCTGGTTGGCCTGTTCGTTAGCCATGATTCCCTCCGGTTGGAGAAAGTGAATGTGTGATTACCGTACTTCTTCTGCTGACATCCCTTCGAAGCGGATACCGATGTTGGCTTCCTCGGTTTCCACATTGCCGTCACCGGCATACCACGCTTCCTTCAGCACGATAACCTTGCCGTTCGCAAGCGTGAGCGTGACTGTGGCATTGTCGATATCCAGGAAGGCCGCAAGGTCCAAGTCCGCGCGGTCCGTTATCTCACCTTCGATATACGGGACCTGCGGCATTGCCTTGAAGCCATGGACACGGTCAGCACCAACAATCGCTTCACGCTTCACACGACCAAGGTTATAGGTGAAACTTCCTTTGGCGTTCTGTATCTCGCCATTGACTTTGAGCTCCAGGAGCCCTGCAACAAGATTGGACATAATTCCTCCGTCAGTTTGTGTTCACTGCTCGTCAGTCCAGCAAGAACTGGATGACTGCCGAACCAACACGGAACTGGTTGATAAGGTCCGGCGGCAATATCCAGTCGAGCCGATTGGGGTCGGTTATCGAACGCACACACGACATCTCGCTCTTGAACTGCTCCACGTTCTCGACGAGGCCAAGTGTCTCCCAGCCACGGAAGATATTGACCGCTTCGCTCTTCCCCAACTTGGGAGTCATCACAACCTGACCAGGACCAACCTGAACACCATCATCCGCCAGTTTCGCCCTCGGGTAACGTGTGAGAATCTGAGTACGGAAATCGTAGCGCAAGAACATGAGCGTGAGCAATGTCTCCACATCCAGATACGCGATATCCGGAGCGCCGACCACGTTGGTCTGATACATGGTGATGGCTCTCTGAATACGCACCTTCCCACCCGTATCCACATAGAAGGTTGAGATGCCATCGTACAGCAGACTGTTGTTCTCCGACAGCGTGAACCTGTCCTCGACCACTGGAGGAAGTATGCCAACGAGTTCCAGCGTCTGCAATGGGCGAGCGGGATCTGCCGCGCCTTCTGCCGCGACCTGTGCTCCGTATGCCGCCGCGAACTGGAATCCCATGCACGGCACCTTCTGGCTGTGAGGACACGACACATGCGGATTGTTCCGACTGTTGCCGAACGTTGCCAACTGTCCGACAGTGCCGGTCTTGGTCGTGAGATACATTCCATCAATCTGACGGAGCGGACCGAAGCGGCTTGTCAGTTCCGTTTCGATGGTAGTCAGATTGGTAGCATCGTTGAACGGCGCGATGATGAGATTGTACCACTCATCCCCGATAGCGGCAATCACATCCGCAAGATCGGGGTTATTGGCACCGGATGCCATCGGTGTAACCACAACTGCGACACCAGTCGGCATCTCTTCACCCGGATTGTAGTTCACGCGCAGGTCGATGTCGTTCCCGGGCTCGCCATCGTTACGCGCTGTCAGAGTAACCGTGCCTGTCACGTTCACCGCAGTCACCGGAAGTGCCGTAGTGATTGCCGCGACCAAGGCATCGCCGATGTCGGTGGCTGTGTCGGTGTCCGCTACGGCGATAGGAATACGAACGCCGCCGATGTAGAACACCACACTCCCTGCCGCGGATGCCGGACCAGTGATAGCGAATGTCCCAGTTGCCTGGACACCAGCCGCATCGTCATCCAACGCGCATCCGTACACTTCGGTCTGCTTGTTGCCTTGGAACCACTTCGCGAACATGAGTGCAAGCTGCGAACCCTCACCATAGAATCCTGCCGCTTGTGCGGCGGATGTAACTCTGTCGGTGATAAGTTCTGCCCTCGTGCCGCCAGCCAATCGCTGGCCCACCATCAGCACTTTGTACCGCAGGACGCTCGGTCCTGTGAAGGCCCTAGTCGAGTCGAACTCGACGTAGAGAAATGGGACCCTCAGGTCAGCAGGAATCGTCATATCCTTCCTCCCGTGAAAAGGTTACTTCGTTGACTTGTGAGACTTCTTGTCATCCACTTCCACCGCTTCGGCGATAGCTTCCACCGCATCGGTGACCACATCTCCCGCCTTGATAAGACGATCCCAATACGGAGTCTTCAACAGCGAAAGACCCCCATCGGGTAGAAGCGTCCCATCTTCGCGCCGGACACGTCGCTCAGGCGCAGGTCTCATCCGAACTCGCATACTACTCCTCCCTTATGGTAGTGTGGTCTTCAATCACCGCACCATCGGTTGTCTCGATATCGCTTTGATATCTCAGGAACTCATCGAGTGTGCCTTGATAAAACGAATTCGTCCGATAGGTGATTTGGAAGACAACCCGCGATGACGCTATGTCCATATCACCATCGACCGCCATGTTCACGTTTTCGGTTCCGGTCATTTCACAATCTTCGACCAGACCCTGCAAGCCTATGAACCTATCCTGCAGTAACGAATTCTCAATCTCGAACGCACGTGAGTCAAGATAGTCATCCAGCGCATTCGGGCGGTCGCTTTCCAACGCGTGAAGTATCTCAACATTCAGCGTCAGCTTACGGACATAGTTCCGCGGTGCGCTTGACTCGTGTGCCGAATCTTCGCTGGGAATGTAGATAAGTATGA